AGACCTTTGGCCATCGAAGACCATAGAGCGTTGGTCCGAGAAGACCGGCAAGCGTCTCAAGGATAAGGTCGAGGTGTTCAATCCAGGCTCACGCAAGATGATTGCAGAACGTCTGGCTGAGACACACGACTGGAAACCAAAGAGCTTCACGCCTTCCGGTGGCCCTAAGATTGACGAAGTGGTCTTGTCGAACCTGAAGTACCCAGAGGCCAAGCAGCTCGCTAGGTACTTCAGGATTCAAAAGCAGCTGGGTCAGCTGAGTGACGGTGACAACGGATGGCTTAAGCTTGTGCGTGGTGATCGCGTCCACGGCGGTGTGTCTTCTATGGGTACAGCTACGCACAGGTGCAGCCACTTCAAACCCAACATGGCCCAGGTCGATAAGAAAGACCTGCGTATGCGTGAGGTCTGGGTGGCTGACGAGGGTCAGGTTCTTGTGGGTTGTGACGCTGACGCCTTGGAGTTGGTGTGCCTAGCGCACTACCTGGGCAAGTACGACAACGGCGTCTATCGTGATGCCTTGTTGTATGGCTCCAAGGAAGAAGGCACTGACGTTCACTCTCGAACCCAGAAGCTTGTGGAACTTCCGACACGAGACGAAGCCAAGCGGATGCAGTACGCTTATCTGTATGGTGCTTCAGATCGTAAGCTCGCTTCGATATCTAAGGAAGCGGGTGGTCCTCTCAAGGACGGCAAAGAGATCCGCAAGCGGATGGACGAAGGCATCGATGGCCTTGGTGAATTGTCGGATGGTATCCAGAAGAGAGCTAAGGCCGGTTGGTTCAAGGCTATCGATGGTCGTAAGATAACCATCAGGTCTCCACACAGCGCGTTGAACTTCCTGCTTCAGTCCTGTGGTGCTATTGTCATGAAGAAGGCGGCACAGGTTTTCCATTATGACTTGGCGGTGAAGAAACAACTGGTTGTCGATGGACAACTGAAAGGCTTTGCCTATGTGGCGAACGTCCACGACGAGGTTCAGTTCAGCGCTGACCCTGATGTTGCTGACGTTGTCGGACAGACCTTTGCTGACAGCATAACCGAAGCTGCTGTACGTCTAGGAATGAGGTGTCCACTGAGTGGAACTTATGAAATAGGCGCTAACTGGAAGGAAACACACTGATGACAGTGGCTCTGCTTGATGGAGACATCATTGCCTATCGTTGTGCCATCGTTAACGAGGTGGATTTCGACGGTGAAAAGATCTGTGCCGACGCTAATGTCGAAAGATCCATAGACATTATGGTCCAGAGTTGGCAAACCATGGCCAAAGCTGGCAGCAGTATCGTGTGTCTGTCTGATGCCACTCATAAATACTTTCGGCACATCATCTACCCTGAGTACAAAGGCAACCGCAGAGGTTCGGCTAGGCCTGTTGGTCTTGAGTATGCCATCAAGTATCTCGAAGAGAACTACAAGATTGCTAGGCGTCCAGGCCTTGAGGCTGATGACGTGATGGGCATCTTCGCAGGCTCTGAACACATAACAGATCCCGTGATTGTCTCCATTGATAAAGACATGATGACTGTCCCAGGTCGTGTGCTTAACCCCAACAAGATGAGCAGGGCTCAGAAAGTTTCAGAGCGGTCAGCAGATCGCATGATGTTCTATCAGGCTTTGGTTGGCGACTCGACTGATGGATACCCTGGTGCCAAAGGCATAGGCCCAAAGAAAGCGGAGAAGATCTTAGAGGAACATGCGAACCCTCTGAGGCTTTGGGACGCTATGGTCAAACTATATGATGACGAGGCCCAAGCCACGCTGATGGTGCAGCTGGCTCGTATCTTACGTCACACTGATTACAACGAAGAGACAGGAGAAGTACGCTTATGGAGCGCGTCGAACCCAAACTTGTGGATCACATCAACCCCCGACATTACAAGCGAGGAGGAATCGAAACCATCGATTACATCCGAGCCATCTGTCGAGACCTCCCCGGAGACGAAGCCGTCTACGTTGGAAACATCATCAAGTACGTCTCAAGATACCAAGCCAAGAATCCGAAAGACCCGACGCAAGACCTCAAGAAAGCGGAGTGGTACTTGAACGAACTACTAAAAGTGTTATTTGAAAAGAAGGAACTGTCTGCATGAACAACTACATACCTAACGACTATCAGAACTTCATTGCTCTTAGTCGTTATGCACGATGGAAAGATGACGAACAACGACGTGAGAACTGGGGAGAAACTGTAGATCGTTACTTCAACTATGTGGTTGATTATGTTCAGAAAAAGCAGGACATAAAGAAACTAGACATAGACGTAGACACCATTAAACAGTCCGTTCTTGGCCTTGGTGTCATGCCATCTATGCGAGCTGTGATGACTTCTGGTCCTGCGTTAGATCGCTGCCACGTTGGCGCGTACAACTGTAGTTATGTACCAGTAGACAGCCCGCGTTCTTTCGACGAGGCCATGTACATTCTAATGTGTGGCACAGGTGTAGGATTTAGTGTCGAACGAGAGAGTGTTCTGAAGCTACCTGTTGTCAGTTTTAAGAGTGACGCTTCTGGCTCCGTTAAGGGACAGACCATCGTTGTTGAAGACAGCAAGATTGGTTGGTGCAAAGCTCTCAAAGAACTAATAGCTCTTCTATATCGTGGCCATATCCCTACTTGGGACACATCAAAGGTTCGCCCAGCAGGCGCACGACTAAAGACCTTTGGTGGACGGGCGTCTGGTCCTGAGCCACTTGAAGATCTGTTTAACTTCTGTGTCGAGAAGTTCGATAAGGCCCAAGGCCGTCGTCTACATTCTGTAGAAGCTCACGACATCATGTGCAAGATTGGTGAGATCGTTGTGGTCGGTGGTGTCCGACGCAGCGCGTTGATCTCCCTGTCGAACCTGAGTGACCCGTCGATGCAGAAGGCAAAGTCTGGTGACTGGTGGACACGAGAGCCCCAGCGTGGCCTAGCGAACAACAGCGTATCGTACAAAGAGAAGCCTGATATGTCTGTGTTCTTTCAAGAGTGGCACTCGCTCTACGAAAGTAAATCTGGTGAGCGTGGGATCTTCAACCGAGAAGCAGCTCGTAAGCAGGCCGCTAAGAATGGCAGACGAAACACCGACAAAGACATTGCTTGGGGAACCAACCCATGCAGTGAGATTATCTTGAGGCCCTACCAGTTTTGCAATCTGTCTGAGGTTGTTGTTCGAGCAACTGACAGCCTTGAGGATCTAAAGGAAAAGGTACGCCAAGCGACAATCTTAGGAACCTTACAGTCTTGCTTGACGGACTTTAAGTACCTTCGCCCCATCTGGAAAAAGAACACTGAGGAAGAACGACTGCTTGGCGTTAGCCTTACGGGCATCATGGATCATCAGGTTCTTAATGGCTTTGAGGGTCTAGAGAAAACTGAAGCGTGGCTGAAAGAACTAAAAGAAGTAGCTGTTGCTGTGAACGCCGAGCTGGCATATGAGCTGGGCGTCCCACAGTCTGCTGCTATCACATGTGTTAAGCCAAGCGGTACTGTATCTCAGCTTGTTGACAGCGCCAGCGGCATCCACGCTCGACACAATCCACACTATGTCCGAACAGTTCGTGGTGACATTAAAGATCCAATGACCAAGTTCATGATCGACTCTGGCATCCCATCAGAGCCCTGCTTCATGAAACCTGAAAGCACTGTGGTCTTTTCGTTCCCAATGAAGGCACCAGAGAACGCGGTGTGTCGTAACGATCTAACGGCCATTGAACAGTTGGAGCTGTGGAGCGTATACCAAGACCATTGGTGCGAACACAAACCAAGTGTTACTGTTAGTGTCAAAGAAAACGAATGGCTAAAAGTAGGAGACTGGGTCTATGAGAACTTCGACAAGATTTCAGGCATATCTTTCCTGCCTCATTCTGACCATTCTTATCAGCAAGCTCCGTATCAGGATTGCACTAAAGCTGAGTATGCTGCGCTTAAGGAAGCGATGCCACCGGCTCTTGACTGGACTAAGCTCCAAGATTACGAGCGTGAAGACAACACGTCAGGTTCGCAAGAACTCGCCTGCACAGCTGGGGTATGTGAAGTTGTGGACATCGCAAGTCGTTAAAAAGTACAGATAGAAAAGGGCTTCTGCCTATGAATGACGACGTTCTTGTACCTATGAGATCATATGAACTTGTCGAGATGCTAGACAAAACATATCCTCATAGGTGCAAACGTCTAGGAGAACCAGACGACGAGCATCAGCGCTACGCTGGTGTTCGCGATCTCCTTGACGATCTCTTAGGACTGATTGAAGAGCAGGAGAAGACAGATGAGTATTAACGTATCCTCTTCTCTTAAGGGAGAGTTCAGCCGTATCAAAGAGCTGATTCCTGCAATACAAGCTGAGGGTAGGTACAAAAACTTTAGCATAAACTACGAGAAGCTAGAGAACCTGTACTACAATCAGTTTGATGAGAACCCTATTATCAAAGTGTTCTATGCGCTTGATGGAGACGAGCTTGTAGGGTTTGGTGCGTTTGTGATCACAGCACATTACTTTACAGACGAGCTTATCGCGTCAGACATAATCGTTTATGTTCGACCAGAGCATCGTGGATCTTCAGCAGCTGTTAAGATTCTAAAGAACTACATTCTGTGGGCAGACCAACAAAAGGCGACACAAATAACTCTTGGTATCTCAACTGGGATACACCCAGAAAAGACTAAGCGTTTTTACGAACGACTAGGGTTTAAGACTATCGGAACAATGCACTGTTTAGAATAACAAAGGACAAATACTATGGGATTTATGTGACCTAAACCACCAAAGCCTGCGCCTCCAGCGCCTGTACCTACG